AGTTTTTAATGATTCACTACCAACGGCAGTATTAGCATTTGCTGTAGTGTTTGATTGTAAGGCATTAGCACCGACAGCAGTGTTTAAAGTTCCAGTTGTGTTTGCTCCTAAAGCACTTCTACCAACAGCAGTGTTATTACTGGAAGTTGTAGCGTTCGAAAGTGTATTTTGTCCAATAGCAACATTATTACTTCCAGAAGTTAAAGCATCTAAACTATTCATACCTACAACAACATTGGCAGCACCAGTGGTTATAGCAAAACCAGCTTGTCTGCCTACAGCAGTGTTAGATGTTCCCGAAGTTAAATCAGTTAATGAATAAGCACCTATAGCAGTATTATATCCACCAGAAACAGAAGCATCTAAAGCATTATTACCAAGAACTGTATTGTCAGTAACAGAGTTTGCACCTTTACCTATATTTATACTATTTATTGTTCCATCTAAAGGAAAAGCAGGTGAACCTGCAAGACTAAATAAATTTATATGAGCATTATTAGCAGTATTCCTTAACTGCATAAAACTTGTATTAGTATTAGCAAAAAATTGACTAGCGTAATTTGTAGAAGGGGCAGATGATCCAGAATTATTACTTGAAATTGCTAAAAGAACATTATTTATATCAGCCCTGACGTTAGCTCCTGTAGAGTTATCAATTACATAATCATGTTGAGCCATTACTTAATCCAACTTTTATTTAATTATATCCTACTTTAAAACTAACTACCACGCCCAAAACCAACAGCAGTATAACTAAATGTTTTATCCTGGACAGCATTACCTGCATTACTAAATTTTATTGTAAAACCAGTTCCAGATATACTTGTAATTTCAAATCTATCAGTACCACCTAAATCATTAGCAGTAATACCAATACTAGGTAATTGTGAACCTGCTAAAACACCAGTACCACTAGCACCTGTGAAGAAAGCATGATCAAAAGTAACTGCAAGTCCAGAAGATGATGTACCAGAACTAAGGTTAGATTTTTGTTCTGTTCTCCTATCTAATTCTGCTGTATAACCTAACTGGTCTATTTCTATACTTTGTGCAGGGTCATCACTATCCATTTCACATCTAAATTTAAAACCCCTACCTATATGCGTACCATTAGCAAAAGTGTTAAATGTTTTACCTGTAAAATCACTATCTTGATAACTTGAACCATTAGAAGGTGCTGCAGTTGTAGTAGCAACTAATAATTTAGCGTTTACATCAAATGCAGTTGCAGCATCAAAATCAGTCCATGTATCAATATTTGCTGATCTTTTATCTATTAGATCATTAGGGTAAAAACCCTGTGTTACAAAATGTCTTGTTAACCTTAATGGGTGTGTAGAACCTAAATCTAAGATACTTGCGAAATCATAAGTACCACCTGTTATATCAACAGCACCTAAGAAATCAAAATCAGCTATAGCATCAAAATCTGTAACAGTATCTAATGTTTCTAATGAACCTAATACAAGACCATTTACATCATCACTATAAAAACAATCTACTTTTGTACCGCCAAAAGGTGGGCTATCTGTATCTTCTCTATCTGTAAAAGTAACAAGTTTTGGAAATGGGTCAGGGTTAGTAACAACAACAGATGCTTCACCACTACTTAACCTACCGCCATCATCCCTAAATTTTAAAATATACTCACCATCAATAGCTGGTACAAGTGTTTCACTGACCGACCCAGGTAATCTAGGGATAATATCAACTGAATTAGTAAAAGTACCAGTACCATTTGTTAAATTACTATGTCTTACAACTACGTTTCCACCATGTACAACATCAACATCTGTTGATTGATTAAAACGTAATCTAAGTAATTGATCTGATACTGGTTCTACAAGTAAACCTGTTACATCAGCAGGTATAGCAGTTTTACCTTCAGCATTAAATGTAAGTGCAGTAGATTCAATACTAGGTTCAAACAATGCGTTATAACTACGCACCTCAAATTCATAAGTACCTAATTCACTATCAAATATTTCAAAAACAGGACTTTGTACAATAGTTGTCTGAAAACTACCATCATTAAATTTATGTTTTACTGAATATTGTGAGACCCCTGCAACTGGTCGCCAACTCAAATATATTTTAGAAACAGCCCTATTACCTAAAACTACTATTAATTCTTCTGCTGTAATGTCACTAGGTGCAGGTTTTGGTTCTATAAGATTTTTTATAACAGGTGTTGTTATTGCTGTCCCATCTTCTACAAAAGCATATTTATCAGAATTATGAAACATTGCTGCTATGGTAAACAAATTATTATCTTCAGCTACAGATAACACCCTAAAGTCTTCTGTTTCAACAGCAGTTCTTACTAATAACCAAACGCTATTTACTTGTGGTGCAGAAGCAAAAGCACTAGAAACTGTAATAACAGAACCAGATATTGTTGTTATTGTTTGAGTTTCTAAAGTACCATCTGTAAGTATTACTGATAACTGATCACCACTGGATGCCTCTGTAGGTAAGTCTTTTGTATTATCTACAGTAATTTGTGTCGTTGTAGCTGCTGATATTCTTCCTGATCTTCTTAATCCACTACGAACAGGATCTTGTATTGTAATAATATCACCAGGTCTTAATAATGAACCTGCATCTACTGTTGTGGTAAATGCTACAGTTTCAGTCTCATTGTTTTGAGTATAAAGATGCCATAATCCCATTCTTCGTGCTTGTGCCTGATCACTACAACCTATCGCTTCAATATTTTTTACAACAACACCATACTTACTTTGATTTGCAGTAGTATCTTCTACTGTTTCATATTCATAAGTTCTAGTTTCATTTTGAAAATATTTTACATTTATTACTGTGTCTTTTGTCTGTTGACTTGCACCTGTGTAAACAAAACCATCTTCAGTTACGTTTGCATAAGAAAAGAAATATGAACTTGAAGTAGGGCGATCTTGCGAAAGTGTAATTTTACCATCTTCAAAAAATAAACTTGCCCTCATTATTGATGCAATTTTATTTAATAAAGTATATGCTTGTTGGCTACTTTGAATAACAATATTGCAACTAAATCTAGGTGATGTTCCACCTTGACCATTATCTATTAGAGTTGAATTATATTCTGATGCTGCATAAAAAGCATATTTATCAATTTCTGTTTCTGCTACAAAGTCACCAAATCCAGCCCTAGATTCTGATAACAAGTCATATAACACCCATGCTGGGTCATTACAATATTCTTTTGTACCTTTTAATGTGCCATTAAAACTACCACTAAATGACAAAGAACCATCTGACCTTACAGTAGAGTTATGCGGTATTAATAATTTTCTACCTCTAATTCTATAAGTGCGTCTAGGTATTGATCTAAATATTTCAGCATCAAAACGTAAAGCTGCAAGAGCAGTATTTGCAAAAGTAGTAGGTTCAAAAATTAACTCAGTAATAGAAGTAAGTTCAAAAGCATCTTGTAGCCTGGCATCTGTACTATCTGCTGATGTTCTTGTTACTGTTACTGTTAAAGGAAAATCACTATCAGCCGTATCATCAGGTAAAAATATTATGTGATCTTTAAAGTAAGGCGATGTAGATTTACCTGATATTTGACCACTTGCCCCACCATATATAGCTCTACTTGCTTCTGATAATACCCAATAAGGAGTACCACCAGCTAAAACTCCTTTAATTACTGCACCTGCTTGGTTTTTTACATCAATACCATATAAAACATCTACACCAGAAATACTTCCGTCATCTTCTATTTTTTGTAATCTTGGAAAGCCTAAAGTTACTCTTACACCTTCAGTGGAAGTATCAGTTATGGTAACTGTTTGTGGACTTGCAACTGTTACTGTGACACCTACTTGTCTATCTCTTTCTGTTTCTAAAAGACCAGGTATTCTTGTTTGATTTGATGTACCAAAACGAGGAATAAAGGCAGGTCTGTTTGCGGTTGATGTACCAAAATTAAAATCACTGTCATCAGAACCAGTACTAGGTGCTGACTGTTTCATTACCTGAGTATTATTTAAGAATACATCTTTTAAAGCACAAATATTATAATCATTAGTTCCTGGTGTAAGACCTGCATCTATAGCAGATGGAAAACCAGCAATCTCACCTTCTGCAATAACATCTACTAAGGTTACAAATTGACGAGAACCAATTTCGCCCTCTTTCATTTCTGAGTCAGTATATCTTAAATTAACTTGCCCTTCTGCATCATTCTGATTAAACCTTAAGGTATTTGCATCATCAATATTACTAGGTATTGTCATAATTAATTCCTATAAACAGGAGCAGTATCAGTACCAGAACTTACTACGATAGATCCAGTAAACACTTCTCCATATATCAAAGGTATGCAAACTCCAGCCCTACTTACGTTTTGGATGCCACTAAATGAATAGTTAACCCTTGCATCTGTTTCACTTAATCCACTACTTACATCACCAACATTAGGTTGTTGTTGAGGAAATAACATATTAGTAACACCACCAATAGCCATTGATGTTCCTATCGCTGTTAATGCAGAACCAATAGCAAGAAACACTGCACCACCTACAGCAGTTGCAGCAGCACCAGCACCAAAAAATGCAGCAGCTACCCAAAACCATGCACCAGAAACTAAAGGTATCATTCTTATCTCTCCTTCACTATTAATTAATAAATCATCTTTTGTTTTTATGACATCATTATTAATTGTTATACGATACATATTTTCCTTTAAATGTGACTCTATTTCAGGATAATTACAAACTAAATATTTATAAACATCTTTCATATTTTTTACATCTGCATAACTAACGTGCCAACCTACTAACTCAGCTAATCTTCCATAAACTTTTATTTTGCGTAGACCTTGTTCATCTTCTGTTCTTTCCCTATCTATAAATTTATGTTTACTAAGCATAGGTTTATGTTGATTAGGTTTTAATTCTTCTAACTTGTCATTTTCTGGATCAAATATAAACCAAGACAACCCAAGAAAATCACAGTTTTTTATATCTTCCTCTGATGGTGTCAAGTCTCCGTTTGGGTGTGAGTGACAGATATGTAATACAGTTCCAGTTTCTTCAGCCTTTGCCCAATCTTCTGGATCTATCGTAAAACTATTTGCACCTTCAATAGCAATGTTTTTACAAGGATAATATTCTTGTTTACCATCTACATCTATAACTAAACCACAAGACTCTTCTGGTAATGAAGTCTTAGCATGATGTAATGCTTGTTCTTGCCAAGTGTTCATGCAAACGTACCAACAGAAGGAAAATCTTTTCTTGTTATTATTCTCTTAGGTGCATTACGATTTTGCAAGTCTAAAGATGACGCACATTCAAACTCTACAAAATCTTTTGACTCTACAGTTTTTCTATCAATAAAAAATGTTTGGTTTTCGTATGTATTATTAGCAGGTGTACCATATGGATTTGTTCCAGATTCAAAATTAGCATTATCTAAATAACGCAACATCGTAACTTTTCGTACAAATTTAGCACCATTAAGATCATTTTTAGGCGTAGTTAGGTTTGCTTGCGTCATCAACGCAGTAATAGTAGATAATACATTAGCTATTCTTAATGTTGGTCTAGGTCTAGATGATCTAGTTGCCTCATAGGTAAATCCATTTGCCTCGATAGGTATTCTTTGATATGTATTACCTTGAAAAACAACATTGAATGTAGTGTTCATATTAATGCCATTATGAAACCTAGAAACATCAGTACTGCCATGTAAAGCAGCCACAAGATGTATTTCAAACAGTTCTATCTTTGCACTAGGGTTAGCCTTTTGTAGCTCTTCTGTAGGTATAGCCATTATGGTTCAAACACCTCCTCAAAAGTAGCTGATATTGTGGCACGATTTGCAAAATTTATAGTTTTTGTCCAGTTCTTACAAACAAATTGAGAAGCACCTGTTTTTGTTACAGTGCAGTTTCCAGAGTTTGTTGCACTACTGCCAGCGGTAATAACAAAGACACTTGTACTTGTTAGAGAAACTACTGCAAAATTACCATCGGTTGCACTACCAGAAGTAAAATCTACAGTTATAGAATCGTTGGCAAAAAGCTGATGATCAGTAATTGTTATTGTTATTGTTGTACCGCTTTGTGAATATGTACCAGTTTTAGAATATGCCTCTTCTGGTGGAGTGAATGTAAAAGATGCTTGGTCTAATGCTCTTTCGTTTAAAAAATATTCAATAGTATCACTTTCAGCTTCTGTAATATTTTCAAACTTAAGACTATAATTTTTAGGATTTTGATGTGCTGCTATGCCTACGAGTTGACGTTGTTCAAAACCATCAGCATAACGTACACTTTTTATATTAGGTTTGCTCATTTTACGTTGACCAAACGATGGATTAATAGCAGGGAAAGTAGCCATAATTATGCGTTAGATAAAAGTCCTCCAGCACGTTTTTGATTTATAAGTTCAGCTTGTATTGCTGCTGCTAATACATTACCAAACTCATTTGCCTGACCAGTGTTACCCTCAACAGAAGACCCTGATGCGTCAACATTTACAACTATATTAGTAGATCCACCACCATTTGACTCAACACCTAAGTTACCAGAACGCCCACGTTTTAAAGGAAGAATAGCTTCTGGCGAACCAGCCTCGCCCATAAGACCTAAGTTACCTGCTGCTCCGTAACGAAAAAATGTTGGTTGAGATACTACGCCACCTTTAGCATAAGCTTGTATTTTTCCATCTTTACCAAAGACACCTCCTGTAGCATTTAAATCTAAACCTAAATTAAATAAACCATCAATACCTTTTAACAAAGGCATCATTACCTTTTGTCTGATTATTATTCTATTAATATCTTGAATTAATGATCGAGCAAAATCATTAAAATTCAATTTTCCTGTCATTGTAAATTTAACTAAAGCATCTTCCATATTTTTAAATGCTGACATCACTGCATCTTGTATTTGTTTATTTATGTCTTTAATACTATTTACATAATCTTGCATACCACTTTTTAAATTATCTAACAAAGTAACTTGTTTTTTTAAATTATCAGTTTTCTTTTGTTCCAATTCTGCTTCTTCTTTATCTTTTTCTTCTTGTAAAGATTCAAGTCTTGCCTCTAATTCTTCTATTTGTCTTTCTAAACTTGTTTTTGCTCGTTTATTACTTGCTGGTGAATTTTCTAAAGTTTCTCTTGCTCTTTTTAATTCTTTCGTTGTTTTAGCAATAGCATTTTCAACACCAATTCCCATAAATTTTTTAAAAGCATCTATAGCACCAGTTATAGCTTTTACTATACTTGCAAATGTTGCTTGGAACTCTGCACCAATAGGAATAAGAATATCACCGAGAGAATCTTTCAGATTACTCATTTCTGTTTTTAATCTATCCCCTGCTGCTTCTGGTGCTAACGCTAGTTTCTTTGCATTACCTTCATAGGTTGTAGTTAACCTAGTGGTAAATTTCATAAAATCATCTAACGTGACCTTACCTTGTTCTAATGCCTTATCTAATTCAGCAGGTGTCTTACCCATTGATTCAGCAAATAATGTAAAAGCTCCAGGAAGTCTCTCACCAAGTTGCTGACGTAATTCTTCCGCAGACACTTTTCCTTTTGAAAATACCTGAGCAGTTGCTCGCATCGCTGACTTCATATCCTCTAGCGATCCACCAGTACCTCTAATACCAGAAGCAATAGCAGTAAATGCCTTCTGTGCATCTTCTACAGACAATCCAGCACCTTTTACAGATGCTGTAAGCGATGTAAATTGACGAACAATAACATCTTGAGGTATTGCTAAATCTTTAGAAGTTTTCTTTAAAAAAGATTGTGATTTATTAAATTTATCAGTATCTCCTATGACAAGTTTTAATGCTCTTCTTTGTTTCTCAAGTGCTGCATCATATTGTGCTACTTCTGCTATAGCACCAGTAAATTGTCCTACCTGCGCTCCAACAGCACCACCAACTGCTGCACCTGCAACACCACCAAAAACACCACCTATTGCAGAACCAATTGCACCTTCTGCTCCACCAAAGACACCAGCAGCAGCTACAGTTCCACCAATCTTTGCAATATTACCTAAACCACCTTTTCCTTTTCTAGCAGTTGTATTTAATTTTCTTAATTTTCTTTCTAACTGTTCTGCCCTTGCCGTAGCAACTTTAAATTCTCTACTACCTATTTTTACAGAGTTAGCTAATTGTCTATAAGAATTAGATAATGATCTTGTACCACTAATAGTTTGTGTTGCTGCTTTTTTCTGTTTTTGTAAATTTACTAATAATTTTTTACTAGAATTACCTGCCAAAGTCGAATTATCTTTGAGCCTTTTTAAGCTACTTGTTAGACCACGCAGTTTTTCTGTGCCTTCTACGCCTACTAATATATCTAATTTTGTTTCTTGCCTTGCCATTATTTTTTATCCTTTTGCATAATTGACAATGCTTCGTATTCCATTACCTGTATTCCTTCAAACATAGCAACAGAATCTTCAACTGTATATATTTTACACAAGTATTCCAAAGATTTATAGTTTATGCCAGTTAATCCAGCCATACTGACATACCACTGAGTAGAAAGCTTCCAAAACATATTAACAGTTTCTCTGTTTTCTTCCCAGACAATACAATCAAATGTTTTTTTGTTTTTCTTTTCGGCTGCGATTTGTTCTTCTGTTGCACCAAATGCTTTTAATGCTTCTATACTTTCATCAATAATTTCACCCTTTACCCAATACCTCGCAGCCTCTTTTAGTTTTTTTCAGAAGCCCCACGCATACTTTCGCCAAATGCTTCAATAATCCCTTTCACAATAAAATGATTGTCTGTTAGGGCAACAAAATTCTCATCATTATATTCAACATCATTACCATCATCGTCCTTAATACCAGACCAACCTACTAAAACACTTTTTACAAAGTTCTCATCGTTTTCCTCCTCGACAAGTTCTGCAAAAGCTTTACGACCAACATTTTTAAATCTAGCCGTAAATGTTTCTTGCTTAAATTTTCCTTTATCTGGTGTTTGAACAGTTACTTGCCAATCATATTCAGCGATTTTTTTAAAAACAAGAGCCATAAATTAAGTCATTACTATACTTAGCTCATTATTACCTGCTGTTGTAGGTAATGCCAAGTACGGTAGGTTTAAACTGTTAACACCACCAGTATCTCCACGAGTTACTCCTGTAAGGTCAGTCTGTGGAACATTAACAGTAATAATGTTACCTGCACTAGCTCCAAGAACAATAGAACTATTACCAGTGGCAGTAGCAACAGCCTTTGAGAAGTAATCAGTTGTAGCTCTTACTGGTTCTTCTATAACAGCAGTACCACCTGGAGCACGATTAGTAATTAAGACTTCTTGACTTGATGCTGTTTCTTTGTAAAGCACTTCATTATTAAGAGCTAAATCGAATGATTCAATTCTTTGTGATGTAGCACCATGAAATGTTGCAGTAGTTACGTTTGTGTCATTTACTTCTAATGCTGCTGATTGGTTTGCAACTGTAAATGTACCTGACATTGCTGTACTGTCTACTGCATTATATATTCCAGTAAATTCAAAATTTATTGAAGCAAACTGACCTGCTGTCATTGTGATAGTAGCAGTTCCTCTACAACCTGTTATAAGATGTCTTGTCGCACCATAGAAACAAAGAATAGTACAACTAGAGAACGATGCACTGATAGGAGCATAAGTAACCGAAGTAGAACCTACGATTGTTTCTGAAAGTCCACAACTTTTAAGAAGAGGGGATAGAGCACTTGCAGTACCTGCTGCTCCAGATCCTGACAATTCTGCACCAAAAGATACAGCTACTCTTTTATTAGCAAGTAGTGTTCCTTGTGTACTGTTACCTAAGAATCCTTGAAATGTAGGAGATTGTACATTATCAGATTCAATTGGAGTTACTTCAATATCAGTAACTTGAATAGCATTAGAACCAGCTACAGGAGTTGGGTTACTCCCATAAGATGATTCAATCTTTGCTAGTAGTTTTGTCGTTCTTGTTAGAGCCATTGTCAGAGGAGGAATCGGTTTCTGGTACTAGTGTAGTCTTTCCTGTTTCTGGATCGAACGTATAAGTTCCACCTTCACCAGGATTAGGCACTTCTGTATTTAGTTTAGCCATGAAATCATGCAGCAGTTAAATCAGATCTACTTGTACGATAATGCACAATAAAATCTTGACTAATTATACCAAGAGGTACATCAGCTTCAACCAAACTAAAATCAGTACGATCTGGCGTTAAATCCAGAGCATACGAATTTATTGTCTGGTCTGCCATTAATCTTAGATGAACTTGTTGCGTATAAGTGTCAGAATCGTCATCTGGTATCGCAGCCCTAACAATTGTTGATACTCTTACTCGCATATTCCAATCTAATTTGTCAAAGAAATTAGTATCTGTAGGATTATCATCTATCGGTTCTATTATTATTGCTGGTGCTTCACCACGAGCTAATGGTTCTACTCTTGATCTATAGACAGTAGCATTTGTTATTGCATCAAGGTTAGTTTTCATCCTTGCTAATATCAGTTCTCGTCTAGTGTCTGCCATTATACTTTACTCAATAATAATGTAGTAAAAGCACCATCATCTTCTGGTATGTTTTCTCTTACTGTATAGTTTGCAGAATCTACTGTAATTGTTGTTCCTCTACTTGCAGAAGAAACATCTGTTGTTCTTGATCTTAATAAATATTCAATAGAAGTAGCAAGACCACCACCAATAATTTCTGCTGGTTTATTAAATATCCCTAAAAATGCTGTACCCCCACCTATCTGACAAGTAACGCCAAAGTCATTTAGGTAGATATTAAGAGTAGTTGCATCTTCAGTTAGAGCCATTTACTTTACGTTTTGCTGTTTTCTTTGGTTTTGTTTCTACAGGAGCATCAGTAACTTTGCCCATACTTTTTAACAAGGCATAATCAGAATCACTAATGTCATATGTCTCTCCAGCTTCTAAAGCCGAACCACTAGCACATACGTTTTCTAAACACTTTACTTTCATAAAAAAAAGGGGGTGTAATACCCCCTATGTTAAACCAATTATGTGGTTATGTCTAAGATTGCAGCAAATGACTGTGCGTGTCTTACAGCAACATCAAATGCAACTACTGCCTTAACAGAAGTTAAGTTCTTAGAGAAGTCATCGCTGTCTTCACCAACAGTAATCTCTACTCCACCACCAAATAATCCTAAGATTGCTTGTGAGAAGTCACCCATTACAACAGCAGAACAAGAACCAGAAGTAGAACCTTTTGTAAGGTTGCTAGGAACTTGGTTTGTCATAGCTAGTGGGTAGCCGTTAACTGCGATTGGAGTTGCACCTCTACCTAAAGCTTGTAGGTTGTTGTTAACAAGATACTCACCACCAGAAGTCTTAAGCTTCTTAATTGCACCCATCACTTTAGCGTTGGTTACATAAGAAATAGAATCTGCGTTAACACCTGCATTATCTTCCATGATTGCAGTCTCTAGGTCAACTAATGAGTCAACTGTTACTGCACCACCATTAGTACCGATTGCAACTGAACCGATGCCAGAAGTTTGCATGATACCTGTAGGCTGACCTGATGAACCAGAACCATTCAAGATACCAAGATCAAGACCAACATTGATTCCTGTAGAAAGGTCATTTCTAACCAACTGCTCAATTCCAGGAGTTGCCTGTATAAGCATATTTCTAGAGAATTTAGACATTGTTGCTAATGTCTTAGGAGTCATTGAAATCTGATCAAATGTTGACTCAGCTTGAGTTATAGCTGTTGTCTCGGAACTTAAGTATCCTGTTGCAGCAACACCTGATCTTCTTGGGATTGCAACATCACCAACTAGACCTGATAAAACTTGAACACCAAGACCAACCATAACTGTGTTGTTTCTTAATGCTTCGATAAAATCATCAGCCCTTAAATCTGTAGCAACGATGTTTCCACCAGTTGTAGCACCAGAAGTAACATATGTAGCTCTACTTAGTGCAGAGTAAGGAATAAACAATGATCTGCTGCTTCCACCAGTAATACTGTTCTTAGCAATGTCTTGAGAA